ATATTGCAACGTCTTTAGGGCGTACCGCTATACAGTCACCGTTATACTTAATGTTTAGTTCTGTTAGGTAGGGCGTGCCGTTCTCGTTTCTCCACGTTCCAGAGATAACAGGACACTTAGCCCCTTTATAGGTCACGGTCTTAGGTAGTCGGTCTAGTATCATTTCATATTTATTTAAAATAAATTACCTATTTATTAGGATTTATAAAAAACTGTTGTATCTTTGTATCAACAAGGAATCAAACATTTAACAAACTAACAAAATACTTAATACTATGCCAATCAAAAAAAGCAATCAAATAAAAAAATCCGACTTAGGAACTACTAATAGTAACATATATTATTTAGGCTTTGTAAAAAATGACAAATACATGAAAGCGGTTCAAAATATGCTTTTTTTTAAAAAGAAATAACCACCAAGCCCCTTAACTGGGGCTTTTTTATGCCCCTATAGTAGCTCGTAGTCATTAGATGAAGAAGGCGGTACATCATTAAATGGTGCGTCAAGGCTTGCAGGCACTACCTGTGTAGTTGGGCAGTCTAAGGCGTAGAATAGGGCAAAGTCTGCAGTAACAAGTACTAAGCTATCGTTGTGCGCGTCACTAAGGTAATTAAATGAAACGTCACCCAATAAGCCTAAGTTATACGCTGCCTGCCTACCTATCCTGTTGACCTCTGCAATAAAGTTAACCGCTATTGCTTCAAGTGCTGCCTGTTGTTCTAGTATGCTTTCATTGCGTGCGCTGCTATCATTGTTATAGTATTGCAGGTCACTAAACACTAAGCGACAGTTTAACGTACCTCTTACGCTGTCCTGCTTGATAGCTAGACGGCTGTCAGGATATAGGAACGAGACAGCAGGATATAGTTTGCCGTTCGTGTTTTCCCCTGTGAAGTTGTTCTGTATATTCGTGTTGATGTCCGAATAGTAGCCGTAATGGTAGAAATTAACAGCAGGCAACCCCTGTGCTATCTGGTTGAATAAGTTTGATACTTCTAGTATATTCATTATACGCTGTTATTTATGCTGTCTTGGAAATGTAAGCCCCCTATAATCATACAGGCAGTCCATGCAAGGCCTATAAAGAAGGGGTTAAGGTTTGACACAATAGCCCACGCGGCGCAACCTGTCAAGGCTACAGCGTATATAGTGGCTGTTATTGTTACGGCTGTTTTGCTTTGCATTGTTATTGTTTTCTGTATTGATCCTGTAAACGTTCTTGATATTCCCCTTGCGCTGCTACACTTGCTAAGTATGTGAAGGCTTCGTAAAGGTTGGCTTGTTCTGCACTTTGTAGGGGTGTTAAGTCGGGTCTGTTGAATATACTAGACTCTGCTATCTGTTTTAAGGTAAGATACCACCCGAAGCCCTCTGTTAGTCTTTCGACACCTGCCGCAATCTCGCTAGATGTTGCGCGTTTATATAAGCCTGCATAGCGGGTTTGTATGTTTCGCTGCGTTTCAACAAAAAAAAAGCGACACGCCAAACGTTGTACATATCCCAACCTAAAAACATTGCTTCACGCTTTAGTAGCTTATCGCTGTATTGTTCCCCCTTCTTGCGCACTAGGACACACATTACCTTAGCCATACTTAACCAGTCACCACCCAACACCTTAGCTAGGTTAGCTTGGAACTGTGCAGCTTCTGCAAACTCGATCACGGTGCTATCCTGCATAAAGCGCTCAGGCAAATACCAAATTTCTTCGTCCTTATCAATTACGTTGGTATATTCCACCTCTGGCATATTATTTAAGACCTCCATTATCTTAATATACAACGTTGTGAGGTTCGTTACGTTCATTCCCTCTCCACCGTCACGCCCTAAGATATGCTTTTCTTTTAAGCCTGTCCAGAATGATACAACGCGTGCATAGTAGGGGTGTAGTTCCTGCGCACGGAATAAAGGGTCGTTCACCTCTTCAATAAGGTTATCTATGTCGAGCTTTAGTAGTTCCTTTTCCTTTGTGGTTAACATTGAATCGTTGCCCTGCTGTACCGCTTCGTCTATCTGCTTTAGGATATCGGGCTTGGTTGGCTCAATATGGCACACGAAGTCTATAAACTGTTGTAGGGTTATATCTCTAAGCCCCTCTATACAGTCGAACTTCTCGCCGTTACTTGTTTTATATTTTATCATTTCTTACGTGTTCTTGTTGTTTTCTTTTCGCTTGTTGCTAAGACGTTCTTAGGTAGTGTGTCTTTCAAACTTACCCTCTTACCGCCTTTTGTCTGCTCCTCCTTTACAAGATGTTGTAGGGGTTGTTCTGTGTTGCCTACGGTAAAGCGTGTGGCCTTGCCTGTCTTCTCTACTGCTGTGATAAGCTTAGTGATGTTCAAGGCTAAAGAGTGACCAGATGCCACGCCAATAGTCTCTAATATGGCTGCCGCCTTTGTTAGTAATTCCTTTTCTTCTGCTGTCATAGTTATATAGTTTTTTATGTCTAAAGGTAGTGTTTTTTAATCAATAAGTCAAGGCAGTGCTTAGCCTTTAGTAAGTCCTCTTTACCGTTCTTTAGCTTGTACCTACTCACGTACTTAATAACGCTAAACTCTAGTGCGCTGAGGTTGTTTTCTTCTGCATACTCAAAGGGGCTTATCTTTAGTTTGTCGTAATGCGTGCCCCCTACTTGCTTGTTATCCATAAGCTAGAATCTTTTTGCCTTTGTTGTTTCCTAGTGTGCTTAATGCCCAATACCGTACAGCATCCCAACCATGATTGAACGCATCTATAGGCTTGTTTTCCTTTTCGCCCTGCCTGCTTACCTTCCACTTATACGCTGCTGCTTCTTTGGTGAGGTTGTGCGATTGTCTGTGTATGTTAAGCGTTCCGTATTGCTTTAGTAGCCCAATACCGTACAGGATAGAATCTGCTCCTTTGTCCGCCCCTGTAATATTCCATCCGTATAGCCTTAACTCCTTGATGCTTTTAGGGTCTGCACTATCTGCATATATAGCGTCTCTTTTAGTGAGTCCTGCGTCTTTGAATAGCTTGTTAATGTCGCTATTGGTAAGCCCCTTTTGATATATGATTTCTTGTAGGTAGATAACACCATCTGAAAGGCCGCACTTTATTAGCGTTGTAGGGTCATTGCTAAAGCCAAAGTCCATGCCATAACCTACCTTATCTAAGTACTCTGGCATTACATCAACTATCTTTGTATTGAATACTAAGCCTTCTATCTTACCTGTCTGCCCTAAGCCGTACACCCTCCATAGTTGGGGGTCTAAATGTTTAAGCCTAAGTATGCCCTCTTCAATGCTAGGGTCTATAAAGGGGTTGTGTGTGTAGTTGGAGATGAAGAACGCGGCTTGTGCCTGTCCTACTACTTTTTCATGTACCCAAAATTCACTATTAGGGTTGTAGTCTATAAAGGTGCGCTTAGAGGTTCTTAGGTCAAGTTCTGAAAAGATAGGGTAAGGTATGCCGTTAGCCTCATTCATAAATAGCACGTCACGCTTTCCGTTCTTTGCATCCTGAAAATCATCGTAACTTGTGAACTCAATAAGGCTGCCATTCTTAAAGCTGTATATCTTTTCGGATTTGTTGTAAGATAGAACCTCACTAGTTATCGCTGCGCTACTGTTTACTATTGTGCCTGCATCCCTAATAGCACCCTTTTTGAGGTTTGGCATATCTTGACCAACTACGGTAATAGTCCAAGCTGCATTCTCTATAGCAAGCGTAAATAAGACCTGCATAATGCTATAAGTCTTACCGCTACTTGTACCGCCTTGATTCACTACTGTAACCTTCTTTGTGGGGTCTACATTAGCGTATTGTTCTGGGTGCTTATTCCATAGATATAGGCAACTAGTTTGCATTCTTTATTTCTTCTTGGATTTGCTGTATTAGGTTAGGAATATAACCAGATTTACTAAGGCGTTCTGAAAAGCTTCTTAGGTCATGATGATAAACAATATCAAATTCATCTGTATTAAACACATCAGCACTATACATACCTGCACTTAAAATAGATTTCAACCATTCTATATCATCTAATTCCATTTCAGAATCAGTTATAATCCAACTTGTGCCATTATTCCCCTGTTTGGCTAGTAGATATACAGGGTATTCAGGGCCACGCATAGTTAAATTGTGTACACTCAAATTGTCACAAGTATTTTTACTTATGCAATTATTAAAAGCTTGTAGAAATAACTGCGAAAAATAATCACCGTTGATTATCAATGGCACAAACAAATCTTTATTAAAATCAATACAAGATTCATATACAAATACTTTACCTTCATTTATCATGTCTATTCTGGTTTAATAGGGTTTATGTTGTTACCCTGTACAACTTCTATTTTAAATTCTATCTTTTCACCTTCCGCGCCTGTGATCTCTTGACGTTCTACATAACCGCGCTTCTTAGCTTTAGTCTTTAGGTAAAAGATAGTGGCTGTTGTGTTGCCTTCTTTTATCTGTTTGAATAGCTGAGACTCTACAAAGTCAATAGCTATATTTTCAATGTCTTGAACCTGCTTTGCAAAGGCTTCGTCATCCTTTAGGTATCTATAAAACGTGGTTCTATCAATGCCTACAATCTTACATGCAGTAG